AGTTGCCGCATCGCTGATGGCATTGCTCAAAGCCGTGCCAGTCGCGCCGTTGTTGGAGCAGAAATTGTTGAACAGGCAGTTCTCGAACTGGGTGGTGTAAGGCACGGCCGTTGCATCCAGCTTGACCAGGAACTTGCCAGCCGTGTTGGACCAGCAGACGAATTCGCAGTCGATGAACTTCTCACGGTTGCACTCGCCAGCCATCCAAAGCTCGGTATTTGCCGCGGCTCGCAGCATGGACGCCAAACCGATGGTGCAGCGCTTGAACGTGCATTCAGCGCCAGTCAACTTGAGCGAGTATGATCCCGCGCGTGCGGCTGGGGTTGCATGTCCCATGCCAGCGAAAAAACAATTCTCGAAATAGTTGCGTCCGCCGCTCACGATCACAGCGCCCGCATCAGCATCCAGATCGCCGCCGTTGAAAAACTGGACATTCTTCACGATGCATCCCGCTCCCTGAAAATCGATCAGGTATGCCAGGTCAAGCGCAGCCGAGCCAGTCACGCGCGCCCGTTGACCCACACCAGGCAGGTCAGCCGAAACGCCGATCAAATGGGTATAGGCTTTCGTCCATACCAGGGCTTCCGCCAAAGCGTTCGCCGTGGGACCACCCACCAGCAAAATGATGTCATTCTGGTTCGTGGTGCATTTGTCATAAGCGGCTTTCAGTGTCAACAGCGGCTTCTCGAAGGAAGTCCCTGCATTGCTGTCGCTTCCAACCTGCGGATCAACGCAAAATATCTGGCTGTTCGGTCCGCGCGGAATGTTTACCAATGCGCTCACTTTCGAGGAAAGCGCCATCGCATTGATCATTCCCGTTCGTAAATTTACATCAGGTGTTGCCATATCATTTCTCCTTGTTGGGCATACCTGCTCATGGCAGGATTGATTTCAAACAAAAGGCAAATTTGTGAAGGATGAATTCAGCATTCATCCTTCATCATTCATCCTTGTTTTTACACAACCTTCACGTAAGCGGCTTTTCCGCCAATCGGGGCAATGCTGCCGTTGTACTCTTCCGAGTAATACTGTTCAGCCGCGATCAACTTGTGGTTGCTTCCATAAGTGGGGAAGGGACCTTTCACGGTCAACGGCTGGTAAACGCGGTGCATCACGATCTCGCGGTTCATCACCAACGCCCACGAATCGCGCATCACAGGGCTGCTAAAGATCGGAAGACCTTTCACGCCGCCTGCAAACCCAGCCGCATCCAAAAGCGCATTCGGGAAACCCTCGCGGGTGAAACCGTCCCAGTTGCTCAAAAGATCGGCATTGGTCTGGCTCATCAAAATGCCAGTCGGTTCGTAATAGCGGTTGGAAACTTTCACCTTGGCATAACCAAGATATTCAGCGAAGACGCTCCATGCGTCGGTAGCCGCTGTCCATGTGCCGCCGCTGTTGGATGCCACACCCAGCGCAGCCGCGGTTGCCTTCTCGATCAGATTGCGGTCGATGTTCAAACGTGTCTGGCGGATGATGTTTGCCATGGTACGACCGACAACATCCCAGCCCAACTGTGAGCGGGAGAAGACGATGGCTTCATGGTTGATCTGGTCCGCAATGCGCATGGCAGCTGCGGTCAGGGTCTTATAGCTGAGGGTGGTCTTGGCTTGCGAAATTTCAACGCCTTCACCCAGGCGGATGGCGTTATAGGTGTAATCAACCAGCACGTCATCGGCATTGATTCCGCCCGCGGCAATGAAGAGGATCTTGCCCAATTCATAATCGATCACGTAATCGGTTCCTTCAACCCAGGTAGTGCCAGCGGGATTGCTGGTTACAACAACTGTGCCAGGAACAACATTCGCAAACAGGAACGAATACCAGGTGCTTTCCGCTCCGCCTGTCACAACTTCATCGGTAATGGCAACGGTGTAACCCGTTTCGCCGGTGAAAGCCTCGTAATAGATGTTTTCGGGGCTGTTCTGCATCAAGCCAACATCGAAGACATTGGCGCTGATCAGGTTGGGGAAAGCCTCGGCGATCACTGCGCGGCTGACGCTGTAGGGAAGACCCAAAGCGGCGGCGGTTGTTTCTTCAGTGAACAGTTGAGCTTCCTGCATCAACTGGCGCTGATAGAGTTTGTCGAAACGCTCCAAAATCTGAGCGGTGAACACAGCGGCGCGGCTCTCGTTCTTGCGCGCGGTTTCGGGACGCATCTCGAATTTGCGGACGGATTCGGTGATCTCAAACGAAGCGCGTGCAAATTCAGGGATGCCAGTCTCAGCCTCAAGCACTGACTGAACGCTGGTGATCTTGCCGTCTTTGAATCCCATGCCAGCCAAAGCGCCAGCCGCGGCGAGCTTGCCGTATTCCTTGCGCTTGCTCTCTGCGAATTGCTTCACGGCAGTTGCATCACCCAAAGATGCTTCCTTGAGTGATTCGATGAACATCTTGTTCAACTTCTCACCGAAGGGCAGGTCCTTGCAAGCCTCTTCAATCGCGGCTTCAACTTCGCTCTGAATACGACCTTCTTCCAATTTCGCCTTGGCTTCCACGCCTTCAGCGACCAATTTCTGGGCTTCATCCAGCCTGCGCTGTAATTCAGCCTTTTCTTGTTCCTGCTTTTGCAGTTTTTCCAAAAGTTCGTCAGACATTTCATTTTCTCCCGATGCTTCCGCATCATTTAGGTTTTGTGATTCCAGTAAACTGACCTGGTTCTCGAATGAAGGTTCAAGCACCAGATCAAATCCCGTAATGTGCAGATCGCTCACACGGAATATTTTCTCTTCGCCTTTGCCTTCGGTCTTGCCTTCGCCGTACCCGCGCATACTCACGCCAGGCATAACGCCATTTTCCAACAAAGTCAGGATGTCGCGTCCTTTGGTGGTCGGTAACACATGACCAACGATGTCAACCTTCGAGCCGTCGAAAGTAACCTCGTTCCATTTTGTGACCGTTTCCAAAAGGTTCGCGCGCCCGCCCTTGTCAGACGGATGTTCCGCCTCGCCAAGAATACGCACCGCACGCCCCTGTCCCGCGCTTTCGTTCAGATGGTCGCGTAACTCCGCAACCGCCGCCGCAAGCACAGCACTGGGATAAACGCGGCGATTGCCATTGACAATCTCCGCGGTCATTGCACCACTCACACGGATCGAACGCGGTGCCCCATCCACCGCTTCTTGCAATTCCATCCGTCCTTCCAATAACTCAGTAAATTTATTTTTTGCCATCTTGATCTCCTAATAATTGACACTTGCAAACAAACTTTCAGCATCCACCACAATCGCCTTACTGCTTACAGTTTTTCCGTTACCGCCTGCATTCTCTGCGATCATTTGTAAACCGCCGCTCGCAGTATCGATCTGGTCATCATTCTTCCCATCGGGGAACGAACTCGCCTCACGCACAAATGTCAAATTCCATGGCGCGCGCACCAGGAACACCTTGCCCATCTTTGCCCGCCGTTGCAGCGGTCTTGCCCGCTCAACCTTGTCACCGTTTGGTTTTTGCGGACCAAAATCCACATTCGATAATCGTGCATCCTTCAATAATTCCTTTGTCACCAACAACTGGAACGCCGCATCCTCAAAGCCCCAGGTGGTGAATAATTCATCATCTGAAAGCATCGCTGAAACCACACGCTCCAAAAATTCATTCAGCTCGCGCACGCGGATCATGTCACGGTAATAAATATTTCCAGCCGCATCCACAGCCGTTGCAACCGTCGCGTTGAAATCACTCTTTTCGTTCTTGCCCAAAGCCAGGTCAACATACCGGAACCACTTCAACCCAGCGGGCGCATTCTCCACGATCACGAAATCCTTATCATCGAAGAACTCGCCTTCGCTCATCCTTGGCATCTGCTGGAATTGCGCCGCCGCTTCAAAATCCAAAACATTCGCGTGCTTGCGCTGCACCGTGCTCAATGGATATTTCTCAGGCCACAGCACTTCACCAGGCTTGCGCCCCAATTGATCGCCATGCATCGGGATGTAAATTCCGCGCAAAATATTATCATTGAATTGTTCGTCGGTCTTCGGGTATTCCTCATCCTTCAGGGCGATCTCTGGCAGCATCACCACTGTCCACTGGTCCACATTCGGTTCATCGCTCATCATCTTTTGCAATTCCTGCCCCGCCAGATCCTCGGGGTCCCAGCGCGTATGCGTGATGATCACCGCGCCGCCTTCCTCCAAACGTGTATATGCCTCGGAGCGATACCAGCTCATCACATCCCTGCGATAACTTTCAGACTTCGCCTCTTTGCGACCCTTGAACGGATCATTGATATTGAGCAGGTGCGCCCCGAATCCGACGATACCGCCGCCCACGCCCGAAGCCTTCACCCCGCCTCGATGCGGTTCAGCCAGTCGCCAATTGCCGCGGCTTGCGCGTTCCTCGCTCAAAGTCACTGGGAATTCTTCAATGGTGCTATCCCCAAAAATAGACTTGTAGGATTTCGACGAAACATAATTGCGCACGATCAACGAATCTTCCTCAGCCAGTTCAGCGCCGTAGGAAGCCAGGATGATCCTGCAATCTGGCATATTACCCAACAACCACGCGGGGAAAAATTGACTCACCTGCACGCTCTTGCCATATCGCGGCGGGCAAAAGATCATCAACCTGCCAATGCCTTCCTTTCCTCTCGTCATGATATAGAGCGCAACCTGCTCAAGATACTCGGCAATAAACATGTGATGACGCACAGCCTTATACCAACGTGGAGCCATATAAGACGAAAAATCGATCAAATGTCTTTTCGCCAAACGACGCACAGCTCTCTGCGCCAAAGCCTCTTCGGGATTTGTCATCAACGCCGCAGATCTCATTCCTCACCGCCCTCCACATCTGGCACATCAGAAACCTCAGAATCCTCTTTTCTCTTCATCGCCGCGCCTGCCAACACCCGCAGCTCCTCATCGCTCATATCAGCCAGGTCATCAGATGTAATTCCGCGCCGCTTCAACTCCGCAGCCAGTTTCGATGTGGGAACATACGCGCCGATCATCTCAAGATAGATCTGCGTGTATTTCACGTTTTTATAATCGGGCGTCTTCGCCATCGTCTTCAACGTGTGGAAAACATCCGCCCGCGCATCCATCAGATCATCCGCCGAAAGATCTGCGATCACCTGTTGTAAAGTGGGAAATTTTTTATTCCAGGTTGCGATCACGCGGTCTGAAGTCAAACCCAAAACCTGTGTTGCAAGTTCATTCTGCGTCCGCGGCCAGCGCCCATCTTTCGGGGTCGATGCCCACGCCGCATACGCCGCAACGCGCCATCGCCATCCAGCCTGCAACAACCGATGATACATATCAGACCATGATGGCAGGTCATCGGTCTGCATCCTGTCTTTCAATGCCAGGCGCGCCGCCATCTCACTCTCGCGGATCTCCACAGCCGTGGGAATATGGTCCCCGCCCTCAGCTTCATCAGCCGAAGCAAACGCACTGCCGAAGTTCTCCAACTCCAACTGCGTCACACTGTGGATCGTGCCAAAGCCGCTGTCCATGTGTTACTTCTTCGCACTCAACTCTATGAGTGCATCAGCGATCCGATTGAGTGCATAAGCAATTTCATCGTTGGAACCGCTCAGTGGAATCACTTCCACATATTCAATGCTATGGTCCGCCTCAGCCACCCGCACCCATTCAGGGCGCAATGGATTCTGCGGGATCAACCCCGCATAATTCACCCCGCCGATGTTGATAATGGTGTACGCTACCAGGCTTTTACCGACAGGCTCAGCGCGCATTTTATTCGCGCCCTGGCTGTCTGGGGCAGGACGGTCACGCACGATTATGCCCTTGGGTACTTTCACGATCAATTGATATTTAGCTTCCATTTTTATGCTCCATCGCTCCAGGCAATTGACTTGGCAACTGTCCCGTCTGCACTTTCTTTATTTCAACAATATCCTGATGCTGGTTCTTCAATAATTCCTCGATCACTTTTTGCCTCTCGGAAAGATCAGCAAGCGCCTTCTGCTTTTCGATCTTGTCATTTTGCAATTGCTGGGCAAGCAGTAATTTTTCTTCATTCGCAATATAAAGTTTTGCCTTTAGCTCTTCCTTGTCTTTTTCAAGGTCGTTCTTTTCTTTCATAACCGCATTCATTTGACCGATGCGCATATTCTGATTTTCAAGGTTTAGCCTCTCGGCTTCCTCTTCCAGTTTCTTGATCTGCGCCCGCGCCAAATCTATGTCAGCCTGTACCTTTTTTCGCGTAAAAAATAAAGTGATGATCACGC